TTCTCTCATGGAGCAGATGCTTTCAGATACTTATGTACTTCTATAGACAGTATGAAGAATGAATCATGGTCTAAAGAGAAGATACAATATACCAATAGAGGAATTGTTTAATGAAGTTAGAAGACATGGAAATCGTAGCTCGTGTAGAAGCTGAAGAGAACATTGCGTATGGTGTTAATGACTCTGCACTTTCTAACGATAGAGCCGCTGCAATTGACTACTACTTAGGTCAACCTTTCGGTAACGAAGAAGAAGGTCGTTCACAAGTAGTTAGCTATGACGTACAAGATACGATTGAAGCTGCATTACCACAACTCCTTAAAGTATTTGTAGCTGGTGACAAGGTTGTTCAGTTTGATCCTAAAGGTCCTGAAGATCAAGAAGCAGCAGAACAAGAAACAGATTATGTAAACCATATCGTTATGGAAAAGAACGAAGGGTTTAAGATATTCTACGTATGGTTTAAAGACGCATTACTATCTAAGAATGGCTATGTAAAAGTCTACGCTGAAGAATACGAAGAAACAGAAGAATATGAGTATAAAGGTCTTACAGATGCACAACTACAAATGTTGGCATCAGATGAGAATACAGAAGTATTAGAGCATGAAGGTTATCCTGATCCATCTATCAACATGGATGTAGTCTATCAACAAGCAGCCATGAATGGTGTTGATCCAGCAACTATTATGCAACCTATGTTACATGACGTTAAACTCAAAGTCACAGAGAAAGAGACAGAGATTAACATTGAGAACGTAGCACCAGAAAACATGATGGTATCTGTAGAAGTATCTGGTCCTAATCTACAAGACGCTAGATTCGTTCAGCATAGAGAAGTGATGCAATTGTCAGATATTGCAGAAACATTTGACAAACCACTAGAATACATCAAGTCTATCATGTCAGACTTACGTGATACGTTTGAAGAAGAGTCTAATGCACGTGATATTTACCAAGAAGAATATGACAGAGCTATTGAGTCAGATGAAGCATTAGTTAAAGACACATATATTAAGTTAGACGGTGAACGTCATAGAGTGGTTATCTTAGGTAATACTATTCTCTACAAAGAGAAAACAGAGTATGTACCTTTTGCATGTATCACACCTATGATTATGCCACATAGACATATTGGTCGTTCTTATGCTGACTTGACTATGGACATTCAGTTAATCAAGTCCACACTTATTCGTGGTCAGTTAGATAATATGTATCTAGCTAACAATGGTCGTTATGCTATCTCTGATCGTGTAAACCTAGACGATATGCTCACATCAAGACCAGGTGGTATTGTTCGTGTAGAAGGTGATCCAGGTTCAGGCATTATGCCTTTATCACATCCACCACTACCAGCATCATCATTCGGTATGGTTGAATACATGGACTCTATGAAAGAGAAGAGAACAGGTGTTACAGCTTACAATCAAGGTTTAGATGCTAACAGTCTTAATAAGACAGCTACTGGTGTAGCACAAATCATGAATGCGTCACAACAACGCATAGAGTTAGTAGCTAGAACATTTGCAGAAACAGGTGTAAAAGAACTATTTAAGCTAGTTCACAGATTAGTTAGAACAACACTTACTAAACCAGATATTGTTCGTATCAGAAACAAATGGGTAGAAGTTGATCCAAGAGAATGGAAAGATCGTAAAGACTTATCTATCTCTGTAGGCTTAGGTGCTGGTAATAAAGATCAACAATTAGTCCACTTAACTACTATCTTGAATATGCAAAAAGAAGCTATCCAAGTAGGATTAACTAACCCTGAAAAGATTTACAATGCGTTAGCTAAACTCACACAAAACGCAGGCTTTAAGAATCCTGAAGAGTTCTGGGTTAATCCAGCTAATACACCTGAACAAGAAGGTCAGCAAGAAGATAAACCTTCAGAAGCAGAAATCGCTGTTCAAGGTCAATTACAGATTGAACGTGAGAAAGCACAAGCACAACTACAACAAGAGCAACTCAGATCACAAAATGATGTTATAATAGAACGTGAGAAGATAGCAGCTCAAGCTGAGTTGGAACGCTTTAAAGCACAATTAAAAGCAGAAACTGACTTAGCTATTGCACAAATAAAAGCACAGTCAGGAATGATGTATGGCGGATAAGTCATTAGAAGAAATTAAACGTGGTGAACAAGCAGCAGTTATCCTAGATAACCCTGTGTATCAAGAAGCTATTGCTAAAGTACGTGAGAATATCGTAGCTAGTATGACAACAAGTCCACTAGGTGATGAGAAAACTCACAATAAATTAGTAATCGCACTACAGTTATTAAATCAAATTAACAAACAACTTACTGACGTTATGCAAACAGGTAAGTTAGCATCTATCCAAACGGACAGACCTAAGTTTAATATATTTGGGTAAGGACAAGCCCACTTAAGACTCTTTGGAGTCTTTTTTATTGTCTAATTTCAAGGAAAATATTATGAGTGACCAAGTCGTAGAACAGTCACCACAAAGCCGATTAGAGGCTATGCTAGGTGATGATATTGTAACTGATGTTAAACCAACTGAAGTTCAAGAAGAAGAAAGAGAACAACCACCACTAGAGGCTGAAGCAGAAGCTGAAACTACTGATGAAGTAGAGACAGAAGAAGCAACAGACGAAGAACCAGAAGCAGAAGCTGAGGAAGTAGAACAGTCTGAAGAAGATGAAGTTCCTGCTATCCTAAAGCTAAAAGTTAATGGTGAAGAAGTTGAAAAGCCACTAGACGAAGTCGTAGCATTAGCACAACAAGGCTTAGACTACACACAAAAGACACAACAAGTAGCAGAACAACGTAAAGAGCTAGAAGCCTATGCTGAGAGTATTAAAGCTCAAGAGCAAGCCTTTCAAGAACAAATGCAACTTAACAATGTGTTGATTGAAGATGTAGCAAAGATCACAGCATTAGACCAACAATTAAACCAATATGCTAACGTGAATTGGCAACAATTGTCTGATAATGATTTTGTGGAAGCGCAAAAACTTTTCTTTACATATAACCAACTACAGCAAGAACGTAGTACACTCGTTTCACAGTTTGAAGCCAAGAAGCAAGAAGTCGTTCAGAAGCAAACGCAATTGATGGCTGAGAAGATAGCTAAAGGTAAGGAAATTCTAGCTAAAGAGATACCAAATTGGAGTCCTGAGACTAACCAAGCATTGTTATCTACTGGCAAGGATTATGGCTTTACTGATGCAGAACTCAACGCAATTGTTGACCCTCGTCACGTGAAGGTATTGCATGACGCTATGCAATGGCGCAAACTACAACAAAATTCTACTGTAAAGAAAAAAGTATCAAGCGCTAAACCAGTAGTGAAACCTGGAGCTAAAGATACAAAAGCGGAAGCCAATTCTAATGTGCGTCAATTACGTGAATCATTACGTAAGACAGGCAAATCAGATATGGCTGCAAAACTCATAGAAAACATGCTTTAATTTACAAAGGAAACGATAATCATGGCAGCATCAGCAACCAATAGCTACACCGGTAAAGGTATAGCGGAATCATTTGAGGATATCATTTTTGATATTTCTCCAGAAGATACACCATTGCTTTCATTAGCAAAACGTATGACAGCAGGTCAAACATACCATCAATGGCAAACAGACGCACTAGCAGCAGCTGGTACTAATACATCTGTTGAAGGTGATGACGCTTCATTCGCAACATTACCTGCTACAACAGTATTAGGTAACTACACACAAATCTCACGCAAGACAGTTCAAATTTCAAACACATATGACGTAGTACGTAAGTATGGTCGTAAGTCTGAAGTTGCTTACCAACTCATGAAAGCTGGTAAAGAACTTAAACGTGACATGGAATATGCAATCGTACGTAACCAAGCATCATCAGCAGGTGGTCCAGCAACAGCTAGATCAACAGCAGGTATTGAATCTTGGATTACTAACCGAGTAATTGCAACAGGTTCTACAGCAGGTACAACACCTGGCTTCGTAAACGGCACAGTAGCATCACCAACAGATGGTACTTCTGTAACATTCATTGAAGCAGACCTAAAATCAGCATTACAATTAGCTTGGACAGATGGTGGCGAACCATCATTAATCCTTATGTCAGCAACTAACAAAGCTCGTTTCTCAGGCTTTGCAGGTATTGCTACTAAGTTCAACAATGTTCAAGGTACAACACAAGCAACAATTACTGGCGCTGCAGACGTTTACGTTTCAGACTTCGGTAACCACACAGTTAAACTAGACCGTTTCATGAGAGATCAAGCTGTTCTCTGCGTTGATCCTGGTTATGTTGGTTTAGCTTCACTACGCCCAATGAGCAAAGAAGAACTTGCTAAAACAGGCGATAGCACAAAATGGTTACTCACAGCAGAATACGCATTAGTGGTTCAAAACCCAGATGCTCATGCTAAAGTACAAAACGTAGGTGCTTAGTAAGTAGTTATGATACAATAGAGGGTGTTAATTCGCCCTCTTTGTATTTTTATATATGCCAATATTATTTGACCACAATAGCGTAACAGGTGTAACTCAATACTTTGATTACGACCCAGCTAAAGATACATACTACCTAACTTCTACACAAGATATAAGTGGAATGTTAGACAAGATTAAACAAGCAAGAGATAACCCAGATACATGGGATAAAGGCGTTAAACAAGAATGGGCGCACTTTGCTAGTATTCCACCAGTAGTGGAAATGCAGCTAAAACAAAAAGGGATAGATATATATAACCCTAACCAAACAAAAGAGTTGATGAAAGAAATAAACGAAAACTATCCATACTTGAAGTTGACTACTAAACGTGGCTAAATATATTCTCATTATCTCCATATTATTAACAGGATGCACACAGTTTGCAGCATCTGTCTCAGGAACATTTATAGGCAATATTGCTTCAGATAGAGTGCTAAAAGATATGGATAAAAATAAGAAGTAATGGATAAAGACGAATTAAAGAATATACAATTAGCTATACACGACCTTATAACTAAGGAAGCGTATGACGAAGCATTACCTCTAATCTACACAGTATTAGAAACATATCCTAATGATGCAGCTACATTAAACTTCTTAGGTTATATTTGGTTACAAGGCGATAAACCAGCATTTGCTTACCAATTCTTTCGTAGAGCATTACAAGAACAACCAGGTAATAAAGCATTATGGACATCTCTAGGTCGTGCAGCTCACGAAATGGATATGCCAGAGGAAGCTATACAATACTTCCTAAAGTCAGCAGAATTAGACCCTAGTTATCATTTAGCTTATTCTAATGCAGCAGCAACGCTAGTACAGATGTCTAAATGGGATGATGCAGAGAAGTCATGTAATATGGCTTTAGAATGCAATCCTACAGATTTACACGCACAATTAAATCTAGCGCATAGTTATCTAGCCAAAGGTGAATATGATAAAGGCTGGAAAGAATGGGGTAAGTCTTTAGGTGGTAAGTTCCGTAAAGAATGGGTATATGGTAACGAAGTAAGATGGGATGGCACACCTGATAAAACATTAGTTATCTATGGCGAACAAGGTTTAGGTGATGAGATATTCTATGGCTCATGTATTCCTGACGCTATAAAAGCTAGTAAGAAAGTTTATATAGACTGTGACCCTAAACTAGAAACATTATTTAGACGTAGCTTTCCTGAAGCAGAAGTACATGGTACTCGTAAAGAAGCTCATCCTGAATGGATAGCAGATAAAGAATTTGATTACAGATGTGGTGTAGGTGGATTACCAGAGTTCTTTAGACATAACAATAAAGACTTTCCTGGCACACCTTATCTAAAAGCTGATCCTGAAAAACGTATTATGTGGCGTGCTTTATTTGACTCTTATAAAAAGAAAGTCATAGGCATCACTACAAAAGGTGGCATTAAACTTACTAATGCTAAAGGTCGTAAACTTACAGAAGATGATTTACAGCCACTATTAAGACGCAAAGATATACAATTAGTAAGCCTAGATTATAGCGTAGAACGCAAAATTGATGGCGTAAAATACTTTGAATTTGCAACAGACGCAAAAGATTATGATGACACAGCAGCTATGATTGCTGAACTAGATATGGTTCTAGGTGTCAATACTACAGCTCAACATTGTGCTAGTGCTATGGGTGTTAAAACATGGTGTCTAGTACCTAAATATCACCAATGGCGTTATGCTCAACCTAGTATGCCTTGGTATCGTTCTATGCGATTAATTTACCAAGATGACAGATCATGGCGTGAAGTCATAGAGAGTGTCGCTACCCAAATATAATGGGCTTAGGTGATTGGATCATGGCTTCAGCAGAAGTCAAAGAAGCAAACGAAAAGACTAAAAAGAAAGTCAAGATTGGTAATGGTGTAAGTATGTTTTACGATCACCAAGTATTTGCTAACAATCCTCGCATGGCATCTAATTCAGATACAGATGTGGTATGGGTAAAGAATTATCCTAATCACAGACCTTATCTAAATGGTTCTAAAGACGGACATCTAGTATTTAATGATAACTATAAGCCAAAGCCTGGTGAAATATACTTATCTCAAGACGAAAAGATGTGGGCAGATAAGAAAGTAAAAGAACCTTTTATACTTATAGAGCCTAATGTAAAACGTACATTTATTCATACTGTAAACAAAGCATGGGATAAGTGGGATGAATTAGTAAAGCATGACTTACCTTGGAAACAAGTAGGTGATTGTACTGCTAAAAGATATACAGATTGGATAGAAACAAAAACATTCAGGGAAGCATTAGCTATACTAAACAAAGCTAGTGTTTTTGTAGGGACAGATGGTGGTTTACATCATGCAGCAGCAGCTTTAGGCATACCGTCTGTGGTTATTTGGACAGGATTTAGTTCACCGAGGCACTTAGGATATGATACCCATAGAAATATACATGACGGTTCAGAGCCATGTGGGACTTTTAATAGCGTATGTAAACATTGCCTTCTAAAAGCGAAAGCAATCACCGTAGAACAGGTTTTAGATGCAGTTAATACTGAGTGGCATAGAACGCAGAGATAACGTCTTAAAACGCTTACAAACGCATTGTAAGGGTACTTTAACAAAAGAATGGGATGGTAAGTCTATTCCTGTAGTTGTTGGCAATTTACATGGTGCTGATAACATACAAATGGAGTGTAGAAAGCAAAATATACCCTACATTCTTATAGATCATGGTTATTTTAACAGAAATACAGATTTAAATTGGGCTAGATTCTGCGTAAATAATTATCATTGCACAGATTGGCGTACTTCAGATAGAGAAATACCAGAAGTTAAAGAATATCGGTCAGGTGAACATGTAATTATACTACCACCTGCTGACAAAATAGCATATATCTATCAAGCAAACGATTGGTTAGATAAAACTGTAGAAGAAATACGCAAATATACAGAACGCAAGATCATAGTTAAGCGTAAAGGTGAAGGTGACTTTAACCAAGCTGTAAAAAATGCTCATGTTGTTGTAAGTTTTGGTAGCGTAGCAGATGTACAAGCAAGTATTTATGGTATTCCGGTGATTGTTTCAGAATATAGTCCAGCGATACCTATTTCAAACAAAATTCAAGATATAGAAAACTTAAAATACCCAGATAGAACTGAATGGTTACGTTCATTAGCAAGTGCTGAATGGCATAGAGACGAAATGGACAAATGCTGGGAAAGATTAAAAGGACAATTAGATGGCATTAACTAACTACACCACGTTTACAGCTACAGTAGAAAGCTACTTAGCTCGTAATGACTTGACAAGTGTTATTCCTGACTTCGTTCAGTTAGCACAGTTAAGATTAAGTCGTGATTTAAGAACAGAAAGAATGTTAAAGGTTGCGACTACTAGCCCAAGTGATAATAAAGTAGCGTTCCCATCTGATTTCTTAGAGTTAAGAGAGATGCACTTACAAGGCAATCCTCCTATTCTATTAGAGTTCCAAACACCTGATCTATTCTTCCGTAATGGTCAAACAACATTATCAGGTCGTTCACACTACTTTACAATGTTAGGTACAGAGTTCCAATTTGCACCTAGCCAAGATACATCATATACAGTTCAAATTTTATACTATGCTCAACCTACATTTATCTCTAGCACAACAGCTAGTAACTTGTTCTTAGCATACTACCCAGACGCTTTACTTTACGCAACTCTAGCAGAAGCAGAACCATATTTAATGAATGATCCAAGAATTGCAACATGGTCAGCATTGTATGATAGAGCAATTGCAAACATCAAGAAAAGCGATCTTGGACAAACCTATTCATACACAACATTAAGTGTAACACCACGATAATTTATAAAGGAAAAACATCATGGCAGAAATGAGTAACTTTTTAGAGAATGCACTTATTAATGCAACTCTAAGAAACACAACATATACATCAGTTGCAACAGTTTATGTATCACTATGGACTTCAGACCCTACAGACGCAGGTAGTGGTACAGAAGTATCAGGTGGTTCTTATGCTAGAACATCTGTAACATTTGCATCACCTTCGAACGGTGTAACAACTAACAATGCTGACGTAACATTCCCAACAGCAACAGCTTCATGGGGAACAGTAGGTTGGATTGGTATTAATGATGCTGCAACATCAGGTAATCTTTTATACCATACAGCATTAGATACAGCAAAAGCAATTGACTCTGGCGATATCTTTAAGATTGCTTCAGGTAATTTAAGCGTTACATTAGCGTAAGGATAAATCATGGCTCTAGTCGTAAAAGATAGGGTAAGAGAAACCACTACCACTACAGGCACAGGTACTGTTACATTAGGTGGTGCTGCGACAGGCTTTCAGTCATTCTCTGTAATTGGTAATGGCAATACTACTTTCTACACTATTCAATTAGCTAACACAAATGAATGGGAAGTAGGTATTGGTACATACACATCTTCAGGAACGACTTTATCTAGGGATACTATACTAGAGTCTAGCAATAGTGGAAGTGCAGTAAACTTTAGTGCAGGTACAAAAGATGTATTTGTAACTTATCCTGCTGAAAAAGCAATTTATGAAGGTAATTTACCCACTAAATTATCAGTCTATAAAAGAGATACTACTGTTGCAGATGTTGCTTTAGCTAATGGTTTTCTACCTGTATTAAATAGAAGTGGCTCAACAATTAACGTTACAGTAAGTTAAGGAAAAAACATGGCATCAAGATATCCACTCGTTCTTAATGGAACAACAATACAAGAACTTCAGACAGGAGATACTGTCGCAAGTTTAGTTATAGGCACAGACGTTCAAGCGTATGATGCAGAGCTACAAGCTATATCAGGTTTAGCTGCAAATGGTCTTATTACTAGAACTAGCTCATCTACTGCTGCTGCTAGAACAATTACTGGCACAACTAATGTAATTTCAGTCACTAATGGTGATGGCGTATCCGGTAATCCAACTTTAGATGTTGGCTCTCTTGTAGCTAAAACAGATACAGCTAAAACATTTACAGCATCACAACGTGGCACAGTCACTACAGATAATGATGGTTCATTTGATATGAACGTGACTAATAACTTTACATGCACACCTACAGGCACATTTACTCTTACATTTACTAACATTACAGCAGGTCAATCAGGCTATGTGTTATTAGTAAATACAGGTGGTCATGCTGTAAGTGCAGCATCTACAACTAAAGTAAACTCTACATTCTTAACAACAGTAAGTGCAGCAGGAACATATCTGTTATCATACTTTAGTAATGGTACTAACGTATATGTAACTACTGGTGGAGCAATGGCTTAATGGCTATTTTAAACAATAGTAATGCAATAACCACAACTGGTGGATATGATGTAAATAACTCACTTCGCTTTAGAAGAAGTGCGTCTGCTTATCTATCAAGAACACCAGCTAGTGCTGGAAGCCAAACAACTTGGACTTGGAGTGGATGGGTTAAGCGTAGTATTTTTGGTTCTCAACAAAAAATACTTACTGCTGGCTCTACTGGCTCTTTATTTGCATCTTTTGAATTTATTTCTGGAGATAACTTTCAGTTTTATGCTTACAATGGTGCTACAAATGCTTATTTAGTAACTACACAAGTATTTAGAGACCCTTCAGCTTGGTATCATATAGTTTTTGCAGTAGACACAACTCAAGCTACTGCTTCCAATAGAATTAAAATATATGTAAATGGAACACAAGTAACTGCATTTAGCACATCTACTTATCCTAGCCAAAACTTTGCTTTTCCAATTAACAATAATGTAATTCATAATATAGGAAGAGATAATATTAATGTAGGTGACTATTTTGATGGTTACTTAGCAGAAACGCATTTTATTGATGGATCACAAAAAGCTGCTTCAGACTTTGGATCTACAGATGCAACAACAGGCGTATGGCAACCTAAATCATACACAGGCACATATGGCACTAATGGCTTCTACCTTAAATTCTCTGACATAGCTACTACATCAGGTTCTAATGCAGGTCTAGGTAAAGACTTCTCAGGTAACACTAACTACTGGACTACTAATAACATATCTGTAACATCAGGCACAACCTATGATGCTATGACTGATGTCCCTACTAATACAAGTGCGACTGTGGCTAATTACTGTGTGCTTAACCCATTAAATAAAAGTAGTGGAATGACGCTATCACAAGCAAATTTAAGAATGTCAATGGATAGTGCAGGTGGATATAGTGCTAGAGGAACAATAGCTTCAAGTAGTGGTAAATGGTATGCAGAAGCATTTGTGCAAAACAAAACAACTCAAACTGTAATTGGTGTTTGTGATGTAAATCTTGGAGCAAATCAAGACCCAATTGTAGCTCCTGTAAATGCCGTTGCATATTACGCAAATACAGGAGGCAGATATGTAAATGGTGGATCGCTTACTGCATATGGAGCAACTTACACAACCAATGATATTATTGGTATTGCACTTGATATGGATGGACTAACAGTTACATTTTACAAAAATAATGTTAGTCAAGGTTCAATTGCATTAGGAACAACAGGATTAAGTTACACATTTTTTGGGGGAGATGAAAATTCTCTTAACACACAAATTCAATGGAATTTTGGACAACGCCCATTCTCATACACACCTCCTACAGGCTATGTAGCACTAAACACATATAACCTACCTACCCCTACTATATTACAGGGTAATACTGTGATGGATGCAACGCTATGGACAGGTAATGGTGCAAGTAGTAGATCAATTACTAATGCAGCTTCATTTAGACCTGATTTTGTATGGATAAAAAGTAGAAGTAACGCATTTTGGCATCAACTTTATGATGCTGTTCGTGGTGTTCAACAAGCTATGTATTCAAATTCTACAAACGCAGAACTTACAGAAACAACAGGATTAACAGCGTTTAATTCAAATGGATTTACAGTTTCTAGTGGATCAGGTGTTAATGAAAATGCAAGCACTTTTGTAGGTTGGCAATGGCAAGCTGGTTCATCTACAGTAACTAATACAAGTGGAAGTATATCCTCACAAGTAAGAGCTAACACAACTGCTGGATTTAGTATTGTGACTTGGACAGGTAATGGAACTAATGGTGCTACTATCGGACATGGACTTGGTGTTGCACCTAGATGGGTAATAGTAAAACGCAGAAATAGTTCAGGTGATGATTGGTTACACTATCATATATCCTTAGGAGCAACTCAAAGTATTGCTTTTGATACTGCTGCAGCTATTACATCATCTACAAGATGGAACAACACAGCACCTAGCTCAACCCTTATTACTTTAGGAACATCTACTGGTGTAAATGGTTCAGGTGCAACTTATGTAGCCTATTGCTGGGCAGAAATAGCAGGGTTTAGTCGCTTTGGTTCTTACACAGGTAATAGTTCTAGTGATGGACCATTTATTTACACAGGTTTTAGACCTAAATTTGTTATTGTAAAAAGGTCTTCAAGCACAGGACCATGGGAAATGTTAGATTCATCAAGAAATACATATAATGTAACAGAAAATGGATTAAGAGCTAATGCAGCTGACGCAGAAGGAACAGGTATTGGTCCATTTGACTTTTTATCTAATGGTTTTAAATTAAGAGGTCTTGGTGGTGTAACAAATGATGCTGGAACATTTATATATATGGCATTTGCAGAGAATCCATTTTCAACAAATAATAGAGCAAGATAAGGAAAAATTATGTTTTTATTAAACGGTAAACATTTACCAGAAGGCGTATCATTCTATGACGCTAATGGCACACAATATCATAGTGGATGGCTCAATCAATCTACAGAAGAGCAAAAACTAGCTATTGGCATTACATGGGTAGCTGATCCTGTTCGTGCAGATGATCGTTTCTACTGGGACGGTGATATTAATAACCCTAAAGCACTAGAAGATAAATTAGAAGAAGATGGTTCTACTACTAAAGGTCTAAAGTCACAATTTGTCGCACAAGTTAAAGATACAGCAGGTAAATTACTATCACAAACTGATTGGTATATTATCCGTAAAGCTGAACGTAATGTAGATATCCCTGAAGAAATAGCTCTAAAACGCACACAAATCGTCACAGAAGCAAACAGATTAGAAAATGATATCAAAGCATCAACAACAGTAGAAGCTCTCATAGAGGTATTAAACGCACAAAACTGGGGTGAATAATGTTTGGCATATCCTCCTTTGCTGAAACCTCCTTCAGCACCTTAGGGAAAATAGGGGGTATAGTATTAGCCTCTGCTCAAATAGATGCAGACGCAACGGTTACAGCTAATGCTAATGCGATAAAACCATTTAGTGCTGCTATTACAGCAGACGCTACTGTTACAGGTAATGCAACAAGAATTAGATTAGATAGTGGTTCTATAAATGGAACTGCTAATGTAAGCGCTGTTTACTTACGCATAAGAGATGGATCAGGTTCTATTACAGGTAATGCAACTGTAACTGCAATAGGATCGTTTGAGATTGCAGGTTCAGCATCTATTACTGCTAATGGCACAGTAGAACTTAATTATGTAGTTATCAGAACAGACTCTGCAAGTATTACAGGCACAACAACTGTATCTTGTTTAGCAGGTTATGAAGTAAGTGGTGCTGGTCAGATAGTAGGAAATGCTTCTGTATATTGTTTAGGTGGCATTATTACAGGTGCTAGTGCATCTATTACACCTATAGCAACAGTTACAGCAAACGGAGTAATACAAGGTGAAGGATGGACTCCTGTCACCCCAGGAAGTGAAGTATGGACAGATACAACCCCTAGTGTAGATGTATGGACAGAAGTCGCACCAGGAACTAACACATGGTTAAGACAAGGATAAAAGATGGCAAAAACCAAAATTTCAGAATTTAGCGCAACCGCAGCAGATAATACCGATATAACTAATATCAATATTGCTGAAGGATGTTCACCAGCTAACGTAAACAATGCTATACGTTCTCTTATGGCTTTACTTAAAGACCAACAAGCAGGAACAAGTGGTGATCCATTTACAGTAGCAGGTACATTAGTATCATCTGGCACACTAGACGTTACAGGTAGTTTTAAGCTAGACGGCACAGCAGGAGCTTCTGGTCAAGTATTATTATCAGCAGGTTCAGCTACACCTACATGGGGTTCTGCTATACCATCAGGCGTTATTGTAATGTGGTCAGGAACTATTGCAACCATTCCTAGTGGTTGGTATCTATGTAATGGTTCTAATTCTACACCTGACTTACGCAATAAATTTATCATAGGTGCATATCAAGATTCATCAGGCACAGCATACACAACTATTACAGGTTCTAATACACAAACAGGTGGTACTAAAGACGCTATTGTAGTATCTCATACCCATACCGCAACTGTAACTGATCCTGGTCATAGCCATACTGCTACTACTTTATCTGGTACTAATGTGAATGGTAATCCAGGCGCACAATTAGGAAGTGGTAATACAGGCACAGCAACTACAGGCATCACAGTATCTAATAGCACAACAGGATCAAGTGGTACTGATCAAAACTTACCACCTTACTATGCACTAGCATATATTATGAAGGCTTAATATGCCTATACAACGCATAGCTTTTAAAGACTGGTTACCTGACCAACCATCTATCCTAGACGCAGTATCAGAAGCTAATAATGTTATTCCTTTAGCTGTAGGATATGGTCCATTTAAGTCAGCAGTAGATTATTCAGGTAACGCATCTGAAAACTTAACTAACGTATATGCTACTAAAGTAGATAATGACGTATCTGTATTTGCAGGTGGTCTTACTAAATTATACAAACTAGATAGTTCAGATTTATCACTAGATGATGTATCTAAATCAGGTGGCTATACAGGTACATACAGATGGCAATTTGTTCAGTTTGGTAACTATGCACTTGCTGCTAATGGTTCTGAAAAGATACAATATTATGATGTAAACTCATCATCATTATTTGCAGACTTAGCTGCAGCAGCTCCTATTGCTAAATACGTAACAGCAGTTCGTGACTTTGTAGTAGGAGCTAATATAGGTGCAGGCACATATCCTACACGTGTGCAATGGTCAGATATCAATGATCCTACAGATTGGACACCAGGTGCTGCATCACAATCAGATTATCAAGATATTCCTGATGGTGGTGACATTACTGGTATCACAGGTGGTGAATTTGGTATTGTATTTTTAGAAAAAGCCATTGTTCGTATGTCATATATTGGTTCACCATTATTCTTCCAATTTGACACGATTTCAAGAAACATTGGCTGTATAGAAGGTGGTTCTATTGCACAATATGGTGGTATTACATACTTCTTATCAGATGATGGATTCTATTCTTGTGATGGTCAAAACATCATTGGTATTGGTGCAGAAAAGGTAGATAGATACTTCTACTCTAACGCTAACATTGGCGATATTGACTCTATATCAGCAGCAGTTGATCCTGAACGTAATCTAGTTATTTGGAATTACACAACAGTATCTGGTAACAGAGCTTTACTTATCTATAACTACGAAACTAAAAAATGGTGTGAAGCAGATACAGACGTAGATTTCTTATCTACATTAGCTACTTCAGGTACATCTTTAGACGCACTAGATTCTGCTTACAATGTATCAGCAGGTTCATTTACAGTAGGTAAATCATATACAATTAGAACAGTAGGAACTACAGACTTTACACTTATAGGTGCAGTTGCTAACACAGTAGGCGTATTATTTACAGCTACAGGTGTAGGATCAGGCACAGGTGTTGCTATAGATATGGCAGCAAGTGCAGCAGCTCTTAAAACAATAGATACACTTGTAACCACTATGGATGATAGACTTTATAAGGGCGGTAAGTTCTTATTTGGTGGTGTTAGAGATGCTAAGATTGTGACATTTACAGGTGTAAATGCTACAGCAACATTAATCACTAATGACCTAGAATATGGTTATAACTCTGTAGTTACACTTATTAGACCATCTGTAGATAATGGATCAGCTACTATACAAATAGCAAGTCGTAAAATGCTAGATGATACTATTACATACTCTACTACTAAAACTACAGACCAAGAAGATAGATGTTCTGTAAGAAGTGCAGGTCGTTATCATAGAGTAAGTTTAACACCTACAGGTGCTAACTGGTTCTCTGCAATTGGAATGGATATAGAATACTCTGAACAAGGAACAAGATAATGGCACGTAGTGATATGTACCGTAAACTACCTTGGACAGGTGGTGATGCAAGAAGTGTAGCAGAAATTGTAAACAATCTTGTAGAAGGTAAATCTAACAATACCGGCACAATTACATTAGTCGCTAGTGGTGCAGTATCTACTACAATTAATGATGAACGTATAGGATATAACTCATATATTGGGTTAGAACCTATATCACAAACAGCAGCTAGTACATACTTCCCATACGGTGCATTTCAAGATACAACAGATCAAACTTTAGCTACAATTACAGCTACAGGTGATATTACACTTAATACTACAGACTATTCTTTAGGCACAAGTCTTGTAGATAGTTATAAAGTAAAAGTAGATTATTCTGGACTTTATAATGTGCAGTTTAGTATTCAATTAGCTAATGATGATTCACAAATACAAGATGTAGATATATGGCTTAGAAAAAATGGATCAGATGTTGCAGGTTCTAATAGTAAGTTTTCTATAGACAGTAAACATGGTAGCGTTAAAGGTCATGTGATTGCAGCATTAAACTTTAACATAGAACTAGCTAAAAATGATTATGTAAGTTTAGCATGGGCTACTACTTCTACAGCAGTTATCATAGAACATATTGCAGCACAAAGTAATCCTACTAGACCTGCAACACCTAGTGCTATTGTAACTATTCAGTATTTAAGTGCTAATTCATTTACTACAAACTTATTTACAGAACCTTACATTAGCTCACAATCTCAAGGTACTGCAACCATTAGTCATCCTGCAAATACAGGCACGAATAAGGTATATCGTTATATAATAGTAGGATGATTCTACATTATATACCTAAAGACCAATTACGTGCTAATTGGCAGTTTATCAAGCATGGTTTAGAGATTATAAGAAGTAAAGGTAGTCCTGAATGGATTGTAG